ATGGACGCAGTGAACTTATGCCGCCATTTTCCCCCTGGTCTTTTGCTGTCGGAATCAGGTAAAAATTATTTTCTGAACGGCGAAAAATCATTCCGTATGCCGCATCGTAAATGCGCAACGCATCAGCAGCGCGAATCTTAAGCCCCCCGGTCATTGTATCGCCGCCCTTATTCACGGCATTAATATCATCCGGAGAGGGTTTATTGGCCGCATCATACTGTTTAACCCAGGCAGACCACGTCCCGCTGTAAAGCGTGCGAATGTACGAGCGGGAGCTGTTATAAATCCGGTAAATCTGCGTGATACCGGCATGCTTATAAACTTCCAGCGAACCGGCGTTAGCTTCTGGATAGTTCCTTCCGGTTTGAGCCTGCGCATTCGCTGGCTGGTAATACAGTCCCGCCGTGGTGTAGGCGTTCAGGTCGGCGGCATTGCCAATTGCCACGGCCTGCCCGTTGAAAATATCCTGCGTGCTGATATTAAAATCATCAGTCAGCACATGACCATTAATCCTGCGCCCTGATGGTACGCGCCCGTTAGCGTTGTCATTCGCAGCCTTGACGGCTTTCGGCGTTGCCGCCAGCGCCTCAGACGTGCTGTCGGTTGCGCTGCTGAGCTGGACGATACCCTTTTGCGCCGTGGAGGCGTCCTGAGCTGTATATTTCCCTTTTGCAAGGTCATACGCCGCCTTAACCGCTTTCGGCGTCGCTGCGACGCTCTCAGACGTGCTGTCGGTCGCGCTACTGAGCTGGACGATACCTTTTTGCGCCGTGGTGGCGTCCTGAGCTGTATATTTCCCTTTTGCAAGGTCATACGCCACCTTAACCGCTTTCGGCGTCGCTGCGACGCTCTCAGACGCGCTGTCGGTCGCACTGCTTAACTGAGTGAAACCCTTAGCGGTGAGCGTGGCGTCAGGATGGCGGCGGGACTGCTCATGCTCAGCGAGCTTGTCGTCGACGTAGTCCTGCGTTGCCATCACCGTTGAGGTGTCAATGGTCAGCTCGACTGACTCAATGTCGCTCACCATGATAACCATGCGTACGGTCTGCGCACGGCCTGAGCCCTCCGCCAGTGCTGGCTTGTAGCTTTCGGCCATATTACCGACCGCAATCAGCGTGCCGGTGTCGTCATAGAGGCCGAGCTCGCGCATCCAGAAACCGCCGGTCTCAGGCGGGATGAGCAGCTCCGCCACGACATAATTTTTATTTTTCTTGTCCTGGCTGATTTTGTTCAGCGCGTGACGCCAGACCTCTTTGACCAGCTTTGTCTGGTTCGGATCAGGCACCGGCAGCGTACCGCCGCCGTCACCGACGGCCATCGCCGTAAAATTCACCTTTTTCCCGTTCGGGACGGTCGCCGCCGCGAGTTTTTCGGCACCGGCTTTGGTGATGACCGTTTTATATTTCACTGTCATTGTGCTCTCACTTATCCGGGGTAAACCGTGATGATGTCGCCGTCATAGCTCAGGGCGCCGGTGTACAGATAGCCGGGAATGTCCTGAATAATATTGAGTCCGATAAGATGGCGGCTGGCTGGCTTTGCATCGGCAATAAGCCGCTCCATTTCGTAATACATTTCTTCGGTGATGCCGGTCTCTAACACACCGATATCGAGGCGAAATGTGCCGGGCGGGTCGTTTGTCTGCCACCACTCAGATACGTTTATCAGGTAGCCGAGCGGCTCCACCACGCGGCGCACTGCCCCAATCGTTCCTTTGTGTGCGTGGATATACCAGGCGCTGCGGATCACATCCCGTTTGGTGGCCTCCGGCCAGTTCTCATCCCAGCGGTCAACGGAAAACGCCCACGCCAGCCACGGCAGGAGGTTTGCCGGGCAGTCGTCCGGGCTCCAGAGTCGGCGCAGGGGGACAGGGGTATTCTCGATTTCAGCGCAGGCGCGCGCCGCCGCCACCTCCAGCGGCGAGGAGCCAACCGGTAATAGCCGGGTGTCATTCATCATTGCCCCCTATGGTGACGCTGTACTCGCTGCACCATGACGCCTGCGTGTCATCGAGGACGATGTCAGCCACCGGCGCGGCCAGCTCGACACGCTGCACGCCCTCGACGTGGAGCGCCGCATAGATGGCCGATTTACGGATGTCGCGCCCGAGCCGGTGCTGCGCGGTGATATACGCCTGTAACTTTGCTTTTGCCGCACTGAGCACCGGCTCACTTTCGGGACCGGGATAAAGGTAAAGCGACGCGGTGATTTTGTAGTCGACGATTTTCGCTGACTGGACGGTCACGCGGTCGGCCACCGGCCTGACGTCCTCGTCGTTCAGCGCATCGCGCACGATGGCGAGCAGCTCGTCAGAGGCCACGCCGTTATTTTCACGCGACAGCACAGACACGGTCACACACGCAGGCTCGGGACTGATGACAGAAATATCCGCGACACGCCCGTCGGCGCTGCGGCCATGAAACTGATATGCACCGGTTGAGCCTGCGGTACTCAGTCCTTCAAAAGCCTGTTGAATCCGCAGACGGTAGTCGGTATTCGACTCCATTACGGCTGGCGTGGGCGGAAACGTCGTGTCGTCTGCCGGGGTGATGACGAGGCGCTCGACGTTATAATTTCCGCCTATCTGGTCAAGGTCAGCATCTTCTGCATACGCCAGCATGACCGCACGCGCGGCCTCGTTGACGCGCTGTCGCCAGATAACTTCCCGATAGGCGTTTTCCTCCAGCAGCTTAACAATCGGCTCTGATTCGAGGGTCAGCGTGCGCGCGACTGCCTCCTGTTGTTCCTCCGGGTATAACGAGACGAGCGTCGCCTTGCGCTCTGCGAGGATGGTCTCATAGTCCAGCACTTCCACGACATCAGGCGCGGCGAGCTGGTTAAGGTCAACAATTGCCATAGCGTTTAACTCAGTGGAATGGTGAGGGAAAAGGGCTGGCCGTTAGCCGAGCGCGTGCCGGTGATATCGACATACAGCCCGCCGTCGGTCTCCGACCGCTCAAAAGTGATGGTGGTCAGCCTGACGCGCGGCTCCCACTTCTGGATCGCGGAATAGCACGCGGCCATAATCTGCAATCGCAGTGCCGGTGTCTGCGGCTGGTCAATCAGTGCCGACAGTAGCGAGCCGTATTCACGGCGCATGACACGCGAGCCAACCGGCGTAACGAGAATGTCGCGCACGCTTTGCCTGATATGCTCGACCTCAGAGATACTGAGGCCGGTCTGGCTGTTCATTCCCAGATAACGCACCGTCATTGCGTCCCCTTAGTCCAGCTTCCGCCGCTCTGTACGTTGCCGTGTGCATGGTCATCCACCTGCACGCCGTTTGAGGTCAGTTTCCCGCCGGTGTGCTCGATGTTCCCGGACATCTTCCCGCCTTTCTGCACTTCGAGCGTGCCGGTCGTCAGTTTGTTGGTACACACCACCTCAGGCGTATCGAGCGTGATGCGGGTCGAGGCCTTCACCAGCACCACCGGCACGGTGGCCGTAATGGAATCCGACGCGGTGACGTCGGCGGTTTTGATACCTGACACGGTGAGCGCACTGTTTTCGGGTTCGTACTCAATGACCGCGCCATCAGGGAAAGTAACGTGAAGCGCATCGGGTGAGGCTGACGGCGCGGGATTGTCATCTGAGAAAATGCCCGGCAGCACAAAGGCCGTATCGAGCTCACCGCCGATGGCCAGCAATAACACCTGCTCGCCAACGGATGGCGCCCACCACACGCGAGAGCGCCCGGCTCGACAGGTGAGCCAGTTAAGCCAGGTGGTTTGCATGCCGCCGGTCTGGACACGACACAGCCCCTCGTCGAGGTCGACGTCGGTCACGATGCCGGTGCGGATGAGGTTGCGGATCGCGCGTGCGATTTCCTGTAGAGAATTTAAATTATTCATACGGGAAGGATGCCGCCGGGCAAGGCCAGCGGCAATTAAGGCGGGTTTTATGAGGGATGGGACAACAATCAGCGGCTAAGATGTTTGATAGTCAGCGTTTCGACGAGCTGTTTATCCGCCTGGCTAAATCCGAGTAGCTGGCGCTCTGCGTACTGCACATCCTGAGCGTGTGCATTTGGCCGGTCTTTGAGGCCGTACTGATGGACACGCGCGATACGCTGCACTTTTCCGGTAAATTCCACCACAGCACCGTTTTCACGGCCACTGGCTTTCATGTACCGGTTAGTGCGGAGCTTCTGAAACATTGCCCGTTTAATTCGACCTTTTTTGGCTCTCAGCGGCTGGCTCTTTCGCGCCTGATACGGTGAGCCATCCGGGGCTTTTTGCTGTTTGATACGTTGCTGTTGCGCCGTTCTGAGTTGCTTCGCAATCTCACCGGCAAGCTTCCGACGCCCTGCGGGTGACAGGGCAGCAAGCAGCCCGGCGAGCTGGTTATCAAAGGGTTTAAAGTCACTCATCCCACTTACTCACCAGTTCGCCGTTGATATAGAGCTCTTTTGGACGCGTGACGGGTTCAGGCGGTGGCGGCTCCGGGGCATAGCTCACATGCAGCGCGCCGTTTTCCTCCCTGATGATGGTGCGCTCGGTGAGCTGGAGGCTAATGCTGATATCAACCGTATCACCGTCGTTTAAATCCATCTGGAAGCGGTAGCCCTTTTTATGCCCCTCATCGAGCGTGCAGATATCCGGCTGGTTTTCCCTGAGCCACGCGGCTACCGGCACGAAAATCAAATCAGGGTCGCCTACGAAATCGCACACGATCACATTCAGGGTGTAAATTTTCTCGTGGGACAGGGAGGCCGCGAGCCGTGCATCGATATTCCCCTCGTCGGCAAAAATGCGCATCATCTCGGGGTTGGTTTTAAGCTGCGGGATGGCGTCAGTTAGCGCTTTTCGCAGGCTGATTGCTTTCTTCATCGAGTTTATCCTGACAGGCTTTGACGGTTTCAATCTGTAACGCGCAGGCGGCGAGCGCGTGCTCAAGCCTGCGGATATCTGCACTCAGGTCGCCATTAGTGGCCGGGTCGCTTCCCGGCATCGGGCAATAGCTCACTTTCGGGCAGGCGCTGTAAACAATGACCGGCGGAGGCGCAACCGGCGCGGGTGTGCAGCCTGCGCACAACATCAGGCAGCTCAGCGCTGTACCAGCGGCGTAACGTTTCATTTTCATTCATCAGCCTCGTAATGGTTTCTTCCCGGCGCACGGCCATCGCACCGGCAGCAATCAGCTCACCACGTAAACTGACCTGTGCGGTTTCATTTCGCCTGGCGATTCCCTGCGAAACGGAAAGCTGATTTTTCAGCATCCCGATCACGTTTTTCTGTTCGGTCGCGACCTTATTTGCCCGGTCAAAAGAGCGCCGTAGATTACCGTTCTCATGCCTTAACCAGAGCACAGCCGCCAGCGCCAGACCTGCGGCAATCAACATCACAATGTATCTGGACACAGCCCCGCCTCCTCAATGCGCTGACGGTATGAGGTGCGCACCCCCGTAAAGGTCAGGACGCAAATCAGGTAAAGCAGCGCGGTAAAGATCCAGCCAGCACCGAGCAGACACCCAATGGTTACGACAAAAATAATAAGAGACCATGCGCGACGCGCCCTTGAGGGCTTGTTACAGAAAACAGCGCGGAAGATTTTCATAATCTCGGGTTTTACCGGAATACCTTTCCCCGCATTTCGTAGCCAGTGGTCAAAAACAGCCACACCGGCGAGACTCGCCGCAATACAGACAACACAGCCAAACAGCGCCCACGCTGCAACAAAATTAAGTGCTGCACTTTGCGGCGAAGCCAGCCCCCACAGCAGGAATACAGCCAGCAGGGCATCTAAAATCAGTGAACGTAAAAACTTTTTCATTGAGAAACTCCTTTCAGACAATAGGCACGCTCACGCGCGCGGCGATTTTCCAGCCCTTTATTGATTGAGCCATTCACATAAACCCAGCGGGTGAGCTGGTCGCACGCCTGCCACCATTGGTGTCGCTTGAGGTATGAGACCAGCGTCGACCGGCAGGCCGCGCCGGTTCCCACATTGAATGAGAAGCTCACCAGTGCGTCGTAAATGTGCTGCGGCATTTCTACCGGCACGCAGACTGCGAGACGCCTCTCGACGTTCAGCACATCCGCGACGAGGTTCGCCGCCGCCTGACGTTCTGTGATTTCCCCTTTCGGGACGACACCGGCAGTGTGGCCGATGCCTGACGTCCACACTCCCGCGCTGCACTGGTAAGGCGTCAGGCGACAACCTTCGAGGTCGGCAATCAGCGCCAGCCCCTCGGGCGAGGTGTTAAGCAGACGAAAGTCAGGCATCAGCGCCGCCAGCGCCAGCACTGCGGCCACACTGCAACGTTTAACGATTGATTTCACGAATAGCCCCCTTGTCGAGTCCGAGTGACGTCAGATAGAGGTACGTTTTGCGCTTAAACCAGTAATTCGTAAGCGCGGTAAAAATGGCGCATCCGCCGCCCACGTAAAGCGCCATCTTTTCGGGCGATATTGCGCCGAGGTACGCCAGCGCGACGGCCAGCCAGTAGGCGATAAACGTGGTGATTTTCTCCATACTCAGTCCCATAGATTCACCGTTTCGGTTCTGGCCGCGCTGTCGGTCTCGGGCAGTTCAATTGCCGTGCCGTGCGGCAGGATGACGCCGAGCTCAGACAGGCCGGGATTCGCTTCTAAGACGGTTTCGACCACGCCCTCGGTGCGCCCGTAGTACCGCACACAAATCGCGTCGAGGGTGTCGCCCTGTAGCGCATACGCTTTCATCAGATTTGCCCCACAATGCAGCGCGCTTTGTCCTGGATGCGCGCCACAGACCAGCGCATATCCCGCCACATTTCATCGATAGTGCTGTCGATGCTGTCGGCCTTTTTGTCACCTCTGGCGGTCGCATCCACGCCGCGAAAACGCTCGTAAAGCGTGGCGGTCGTCATGGCACACACGGCGTTGAAGTAATGGAAAACGCGCACGCTTTCGCCGTCGAGCCTGTCGGTCGGGACATCCGCCAGCGTGGCGTAACCGGCATCGAGCTGGCGCTCGCGCCATTCGCCAAGCTCCGCGTTCGTCTCCGCGATGGCGGTCTTAATTGCCCGGCGCAGGCGCACAGGGGAAACGGTCTGCTCTAAACGCATTTCCTCACGCACGCGCTTCGGGTCAACATCAGGAAAAAACGGGGTGTTTTTGATTACCGGCTCGCTCACGCCCGGCGGCGGTATCACCACGCCTGGCACATCCTGCGGCTCTTTGTTTTGCTCAATAATCAGCGTCGTCATGACAACCTCGGGTAATAGGTGGGCGGTGGACGCCGGTCGCAGTCAGGGCAATTGATACCCGCTTTGACCGGCGTGCCGCCCGGCTCGGGGAGCGCTCGGTTAACCTGCGGCTTTTGCCGCCTTTGGTGGACGCCCGCGCCGTGCCGCCGGTTTAGCGGCAGGTTTGCGCGTGCGCGGTTTAGTCGTTTTGGTTTTCGGTGCCGGTTCGGGTTTTGGCCTGAGCTGGCGCTCTAACTGCTCGATATCCTTTTTCACACCGATTGTGCGTTCTAACTGGATCGCACGTTGCAGGTGCGCCAGCGCCTCGGGCAGTTGATTCGCATCACGCAGGACATAGCCGGTGATTTTGTGCAACTTCGCGCGCACGATATCGGGCATGTCAGCGCGTTCAGTCAGCGCAATGGTGTCGAGCAGGTTCGCCAGTTCGACCGGCTGTTTTGCAGCGAGCAGGCGCTGCACGGCCAGTGCCACCTCTTCGGCCAGCAGGTAAGGCGTCGGACGTCGACCGGTCGGCATGGTCAGTCCCCAGGTCATGGCGTAACGGGCAATTTCCAGCGCCCCGGCGATATCGTCAGCATCGAGACGCCACAGCATGACCGTCATGACGATGTCATCCTGCGCGCCCTTGCCGTTTGCGAGGACGCCAGCCACCCACGGCAGATAGAACGGCAGCAGCTCACGCTTTTTATCTGCCTTTCGCTCATTGGATCGGATTTGTTTTAGCGTGCGGTTGTCTGCGGCCAGCTTAACGAGCATCTGCTCATAGGCAGTTGCATTGCGCAGCGGGACAGCAGCCCGCCGCGCTGTTTCAGAGGCCGAGACCCGCATCATGTGACGCGCTGCGGGACTCGTCATGGCTTACTCTCCGCTTTCCGGTGCAGCAGGTGCGGTGAAGTCACCTAGCTTGATATTTTCAATCAGGCAACCGGCAGCGTATGCCTCGACCACGTAATCGGTATTCATTGACTCGTAGTTTTCGATGCGGTCTTTCTTCGGGTTTTCGATGATGCTGCGGCGATGCGCGTCATCCATGAAGTAGATAGACAGGTTATCGAGACGCGTCACCATCAGGGCATTCGCCGGGAAGTAAGGCACGCGCACGGCTGGCAGGTTGCCGATTCGCTTCTGGCTGATGATGATGTCAGCGGCCAGCGACTCGCTGTTTTCCTGCTCTTTGTTGACGATAGGGAAGTATTTATCCGCCATCAGCTTGCGACCGGTGATGACAACCAGCTCCGGGTCATCCTGATAAATCTCGTCAATCAGGTTGCCGGTGGCATCCATGACCAGCGCGTCGAGGTTCGCATAGTCGCCGTTTTTACCCACGCGGATCACATCGGAAATGACCGCGCCGTCCTCGTCAGTGATTTTTGACATCACGCGCGCTGGAGCTTCATTGCGGTACTTCTGCAACCAGCCCACCGCCACATCCTGAAGCATCGGATTTTTTTTGCGGTCAGATTTTGCGGCGCGTTCAATACCGTTGAAACCGGCCATGATGAAATCGAGCGCCTGACGCTTGATAATGGCGTTACGGATACGGGTCTGGAAGTCCTGGAAACGCGCCCACAGGTCGAGCTGTTTATAGCGGATATGGAAGTCAAAGTTAATCTGCGCGCACTCGTATTTATTGGACTCCAGCGCAGTAAAATCAGCGGTTTCACGCTCGCCATCGCCGTCAGTATCAGCGGTGCTCGCGATTGTGCCGTTAACGCCCACACCGACTTTTTCGCCTTTCAGCTCGTCGACCGGCACGATGTTGATTTTCGTCAGGAATGAGGATGATTCCTGCACGGTGTCCATCATGGTTTGCGTGACCGACGGCTCGACGGTGAATTTCTTCGCCACGTCATCCGTGGAAATGTCGTTCAGCTCCGCGACGCGGGTCAGGTAAGCATTGAATTTAAAGCGGGTTTGTTTACGCATGGTTTTTCCTGTTCGGGTAATAGGTATCAGGCCGGGCGGCGCGCACGGCGGGTTTTCAGCAGTTGGTCAGCAGCTCGTCGCCCGTACCACCTTTTGAAAGCTCGCGGCGCGGCTGGCGCTGGCTTTCGGTGTTATCGAGGGAGTTTTTGAGGTCGTTAAACGCCTGCGCGCTTTCTTCGGCCTTGCTGGTCACGTCCTGCTTGAGCTGCGCCAGTTCGGTCTCAAGCTCGGTGACGCGCTGGTCGGTGGCGGTGAGGTTGGTTTGCACCAGCTCGGTGACGGTCGTCACAGCCTCATGCACATCTGCAAGACGTGCGTCGTCGCTGGCCTGTTTACGGCTGAAAATGGCCTTTACCTTGTCGGTCAGGCTGTTGAGCATGGTGTCGGGAACGTCTTCAAATTCCAGCTCAGCCAGTGAGGCCACAGAGAAGAGATCGCCCGGCTGGTCTTTTTTACCGGCGAGCGGGTTCTGCGTGGCGCGGCTACAGAATTCGAGGTATTCGGTGCCGAGGCTTGCCGGGTCATCGGTGACGGCGAGGCCAACCAGATAGCACTTGCCACTGTTGGCAAAATTCGGGCGGATCTCCATTGAGGTGTAAACCTTCTGCCCGGCCTTAACCATGCTGACCAGCTCGTCAAGGGGCTGGATTTTGCCAAACAGCGCCTTTTTGCCGTCGAGCGCAGAGCCATCGCTGATAACCTCCGCTTTTAGCTCGACTACATCGCCGTATCGCTTAAACAGACTGTCAGGCAGCAGCCCCCGGATATGTTCGAGGTTAATGCGGCAGCCGTAGACGCGCGGGTCGAACGTATCGGCCATTTCCTGAATGTCTTCAGCGCTGATGACGCGGCCATCGCAGGTGTCACCCTCGACGCCGATGCGAAACCATTTAGAAACTTTCTTTGCCATTGTTCAGGTGTCCTGATGTTGGGTTTTCGGGTCGGGGTTAGTTTCCCGACTCAGCCCCTCATCAGCCACCTGTTGTGGAAGTGCAACCCCTGACACAACAGGGGTTTAGCGATTAAGCACGGTCATTTCCTTAGCCTTGCCTCGTAACATCAAAACGAGGTAAGCATGACCATTTCAACTGACCTTTCACTACTAAATGACCCTCGACGACAGGCGCGGCTGTTGTACTGGCAGGGGTTCGCCGTGCCGCAAATCTGCGACATGTTGCAACTCAAGCGCCCCACGGTGCAGAGCTGGAAACAGCGTGATGGATGGGAGGAAACTGCGCCGATTAACCGCGTTGAATCGACGTTAGAGGCGCGCCTCATTCAGCTTTACGCCAAGCCCGACCTGACGCCGCACGACTTTAAGGTCGCTGATTTTCTGTCGCGCCAGATGGAGCGCCTTGCGCGCGTGAACCGCTACAGCCAGACCGGAAACGAGGTGGATTTAAACCCCAACATTGCCAGCCGCAACAAAGGGGATCGCAAAAAGCCGAAACGTAATTTCTTCAGTGAAGAAGCGATTGAAAAGCTGGAAGAGATTTTCTTTGACCAGTCGTTTGAGTATCAGCTCAACTGGCATAAGGCAGGCATCGCGCACCGTATTCGCCACATCCTCAAATCGCGCCAGATTGGCGCAACGTTCTACTTTGCGCGCGAAGCGCTCCTGCGCGCCCTTAAGACCGGCCATAACCAGATATTTTTGTCAGCCAGTAAAACGCAGGCTTACGTTTTCCGTAAGTACATCATCGCTTTTGCGCGTCTGGTCGACGTCGACCTGTCAGGCGATCCGATTGTCATCGGCAACAACGGCGCAGAGCTGATTTTCCTCGGGACCAATTCCAACACCGCGCAGAGCCACAACGGCGACCTGTACGTCGATGAGATTTTCTGGATACCCAATTTCCAGAAGCTGCGAAAAGTGGCCTCCGGTATGGCGTCGCAGTCGCACCTGCGCACCACCTATTTTTCGACGCCGTCGACGCTGGCGCACGGCGCTTATCCGTTCTGGTCAGGCGAACTGTTTAACCGTGGCCGCAGTAACCGCGACGAACGTGTCGACATCGATATCAGTCATCAGGCGCTTGCCGGGGGCATGTTATGCGGGGACGGCCAGTGGCGGCAGATTGTCACCATTGAGGACGCGCTCGCCGGGGGCTGCACCCTGTTTAACCTCGACCAGCTCAGACAGGAAAACAGCGCGGATGACTTCCGTAACCTGTTTATGTGCGAGTTCGTCGACGATAAGGCGTCGGTATTCCCGTTCGAGGAGCTCCAGCGTTGCATGGTCGATGCGATGGAAGAATGGGAGGACTTCGAACCATTCGCCGACCGTCCGTTTAACTGGCGTCCGGTATGGATTGGCTACGACCCGTCACACACCGGCGACAGCGCAGGCTGTGCGGTGCTGGCTCCGCCACTGGTTGCCGGTGGCAAGTTCCGCATTCTTGAGCGTCACCAGTGGAAAGGCATGGATTTTGCCGCGCAGGCCGAGGCCATCCGTGCGCTGACCGAGAAATACACCGTCGACTATATCGGCATCGATGCGACCGGCATCGGCCAGGGTGTTTACCAGCTCGTGCGTTCATTCTTCCCGGCGGCGCGCGCCATCCGCTACACACCGGAAATGAAAACCGCAATGGTGCTGAAAGCGAAAGACACCATCCGACGCGGGTGTCTGGAGTATGACGCCGGTGCGACCGACATCACGCAGTCATTCATGGCTATCCGCAAAACCATGACCAGCAGTGGCCGCAGTGCCACCTATGAAGCCAGCCGCAGTGAGGAAGCCAGCCACGCGGATATCGCATGGGCGACCATGCACGCCCTGTTAAACGAGCCACTTTCCGCCGGTAGCGGTATGCATTCAACCTCGATTCTGGATATCAACTAAGATGAAAAAACGCCAAAAGAAACAGCCAAAACAGACCAACATGACCGCCAGCGCACCGCAGAAAATGGAGGCGTTCACCTTTGGCGAGCCGTCACCCGTTCTGGATCGCCGCGATATCCTCGACTATGTCGAGTGCATCAATAACGGCAAATGGTACGAGCCGCCGGTCAACTTCTCCGGGCTGGCGAAAAGCCTGCGCGCCGCCGTGCATCACAGCTCCCCGATTTACGTGAAGCGTAACATCCTGACGAGCACCTACATCCCGCATCCGTTGCTTTCACGGCAGGATTTCAGCCGCCTTGTGCTCGATTATCTGGTGTTTGCCAACGGCTATCTTGAGAAGCGCATGAGCGTGACCGGCCAGCTCTTTAAACTGGAAACCTCCCCGGCCAAATACACCCGCCGTGGTGTCGAGGATGGCGTTTACTGGTACGTGTCGGACTATACGCACCCGCACCAGTTCGCGCCCGGCTCGGTGTTTCACCTGCTTGAGCCCGATATCAATCAGGAGCTCTACGGGATGCCGGAATACCTGAGCGCGCTTAATTCCGCCTGGCTGAATGAATCCGCCACGCTGTTTCGTCGCAAGTATTACCAGAACGGCGCGCACGCGGGTTACATCATGTACGTCACCGACGCGGCGCAGAGCAGCACCGATGTCGAGGCGCTGCGCTCCGCGATGCGTGACTCTAAAGGGCTCGGTAATTTCAAAAACCTGTTTTTCTATGCCCCGAACGGGAAACCGGATGGCATCAAGATTGTTCCGCTGAGTGAAGTCGCCACGAAGGATGATTTTTTCAACATCAAAAAGGTGAGCGCCGCCGACCTGCTTGATGCGCACCGCGTACCGTTCCAGCTTATGGGAGGCAAGCCCGAGAATATCGGCTCAATGGGCGATATCGAGAAGGTGGCGCGGGTGTTTGTACGTAACGAGCTGACGCCGTTGCAGGAGCGTTTCAAGGAAATCAATGAATGGCTCGGTTTAGAGGTGATCCGCTTTAAGGATTACAACATCGAAACCGAGTAACCCCCCGCCAGAATGCCGCCTCCGGGCGGCATCCTCTCAGAGCCAGCCAGACGCCGTACACGCGACGCTACCACGCCAGCACCTCATTAACCGACCGCACTCAGCAGCGCGCCACCACGACGCGCACAGACGCGTAAAATAAATCCTGTCACCACGTCTGGCGCGCAGTGCTATCCCCGCCTCGCCTGCGCGCTTAACGGGGCGCTTTTAATGCAGGTGCATCATCAGCCCCGAGCCGCGCCAGCGCTGGCGCTGGCTGGCAAACGCAGGAATAAAAAACGAATGCAAATTCATGCACCTGATGTATGCGCTGCTTAAAAACGGGAAAATCGCGGATAAATGACATAAAAAAACCGACATTCTGAGTGCCGGTCTTGTGGCTGAATGCATGTATCAGTTTTGCCATGAAATGATGTCGTCCAGACCTGAGAGCAGGTCGGGAAAATAACTTTCATCAATATCGAGGGAACCCTCAAGCGTAATACTTTCAGCATGGTTTTCAGGCTTTAGTTCCATGCTGACGCCAACAGCCCCGGCAAAATGCGCCTGGTGAAGCTTAAGCACAACCTGCTCGAATGCTGAGGTTAAATTAATATCCTTAACTTTCACCCCATTCTTTAAGGCCTGATAGAAACCCTGCGTATCATTCCTGAATTGCTCTAACTGACCGACAAAAAACTCTGCTGCAAACTCGGTTTTTAAGGCAGGAATTGAGAACTCAACCCATACCATAATACGGCTATAGGCTGGTATCTCGGGCTCACTCACTCTTTCATAAGGCGTTAATTTCAGATGCCTGTCACCGCTGGTGATATCTATCATTATTCCCCCTTCACGGCATGTACTGAAAATGCATGATAGTCCAGTCAGCTTCTCTGACTAAAACCTCAAGACGGTATGACTTGTAAATATATGAGCCTTTATTTTGCTTGTTCTCAACAAGTTTATACATACGCGCTTCATACCGGAAAAGGCCTGGCTTTTTCAGTGGGTCCGGCGTTCGTGTGCCATAGCGAATGGCCTTTTCCTGAATCTGTAAAGGCACATAGCGACCGGGGTTTAGCATGTGTTTTGCTGATGACTCACTCATCCTGAGCGCGCGAGCTGATAAGCCCATTTTCAGACGACCACGCAAGAGACTAATGGTGGCCTCACTGAGTCTCACCGTTACGGCAGTTTTGACACCACTCTCCAGTAATGCCTGACCCGCACGAAAAAGACGAAACACACCAAAGGCAATTAAAGCGAGGTCAGTTGGATCAATCAGGGGGGCTTCTAACGGTGCTTCTTCCAGCCTGACAAACATGCCGTCGGCATCATAAATTTGCCATAGACCGGGAGCCTGAGAGACGGAATAACCAATACACATCCCGCTTTCGTCATCAACGATGGGTTTTGAGTTCAGAGGTGGGTTACGGGGGCGAAATTCAAAATATTCACCGGCTGGTAATGTTGAATGGAAGGTGTAAAAACGTCCGGGCTCGTCTGTAATTAATCCAACGCTCATTGTCATGATTTCCTTTTGGGTTAACCTTTAGGCCATCATAATGGACGTTTTTGCTTCAATCTACTTTTCCGGACTTAGATTTAAACACCTCATCAGCTAACGCCTCGCTAGGCTCGTTGTTCAACACCACCGGCACTGAAAGCAAGTTTCAGCACCGGTGGTGTTTGCTATCGTCGGCGTGGCGGCGGAATTATGGGAAACCATTGTGAATCTGACGAGCTGACACATTCCATTTTGTCCAGGTTAGCCAACTTCGGACGTCTATGCCTCATCTTAACCACCCATTTACTTTCGCATGAGCGACCAGCTCATCAGAATATTGCCAGACACCATCATCAGCGACGAAAGCCCCAGCCGAAACCCCGTTAGTCGTTTCATATCCAACAGCCAGCCCTAGTGGGTGTAAAATTTCATGATTAATTCTGAAAACCAGCCCCTTCTCGCTTAGTTCTTTCCAGTTCATGATGGTCATGCCACAGTCGGAGTCATCCAGCATTAACTGGAAACTCAACATTACATAATTTGCTACCCACTCTGTTAAATCGGTAACGTTCGTTACCCTCACTGACACGCGTTTTCCGGTATATCCTTTTTCTTGTTCCCACTCGTTTAACCTGAGGACATCGCCACACGCAAAATCGCGGTCACTGAAACGAAACTCAGCGCGTTTATCACCAGATTGCACTGCTTTAAAATGCTCTGGTGCGATTTTTAACTCATGAATTTTGCTCATTAACTTCACTCCTCTTGCATTGAAAATCCCGGCCACTCATCAGCCACCGGATATCTGAATTTTTTATCGCCATAAATTACCGTTGCCCCACGAGCCAGAGCGTCGAGCTCCCACCGTTCCGGTGTAATGCCCTCCTGAGCCAAATCGAAACGAATTTTTGCGACGCGATCCCTTTCGGGTTTTGTCATCCTGGCTGATGGCGCCAGCTCGCTCGTTTTGAGCGGCGCATTGCTTCTTTGCTGGCGATTTTTACGTGGTGCGCAAGCTTTTAACGCGCCGTTAAGCACCTTCACGACATCTGGCTCATTCCAGCCGATTACCCCGCGCTCAATCAGATTTAACACCGCTGCGGCTTGCTCAGACGGTGTGGGAGTCATAACTGGATCGTCACCGCCGGTGAGCTTTCCACAGTTATTGACAGGACTCCGAGGCGCGGCGAAGCCGCTTTTTAAGGTCAAAGGCTCAACGGCCAAAACCTTTGGGACGATGCGCCATTCGGCTGTACGGGTTACACGGACACGGTCAGCCCCAAGGTGAGGGGCATAAATACCGACCACCCTCTCGATATCTTCCTCGTATTCGTTGACCTCATCCGTCACCTTACGAGCGACCCTGACGGCCTGAGCATCACGCTTAATGTTTGCTCCTCCCTGCGCGATGATATACAGGTCAAATTCACCTTCATCAGCAGCAGCCCGGACAGCCTCGACACGGTCGTCAAACTCACTGGCGATACTCACGCCGCGCGGCAGCTTGCGCAGTTCGCGGTAAGCGCCCATCGTCGGGAGGCCAATTGGTTTAAACTGCGGGATGCGCCATGTAGACGCCCATGCGGTGACGGCGGCGGCTGTATCTTTCAGAGGCTTGCCGGTGTCGTGGTCGAGCTGGCCGTCGAGTGCGTAACCGTCGATATTTTTGGCAATGTATTTAGCGATATAACCCGCCGCGCCGCCCTGATTAAGATGACGTGACTCAAAGCGCTGTTTTGCCGCGCCTTTTTCGTGGCCGTCCTCTTTCAGGGCATAACGACGCATAATTTCGTTAATGGCTTTACGCTGACCGGGTTTGCAAAACAGCATCATGTGCCAGTGCGGCGTGCCGTCGTGGTGCGGTTCGACAACTCGCATCCCGTAGACCTCTAAATCGTTATCTTTGAACGCGGTGCGCATCAGGCTCCAGATTCGGCACAGATAGCGCTGACCGTCTTTTGGCGTGAATGCGCTTTCGTTCCAGCCGTGATTGAGCTGCACTGTTTTGCTGTCGCCTTTCCCGACCTGTCGGGTCGGGTGGTATTTTGATGGTGTGGTTAGTGTGATAAACATCCCCACGTCACCCACGCTGGCCGCGTAGCGCTCAATCCCGGCGATAGTATTCATCAACTCCATTCGACGGATTTCAGGGTTAGAAATACTCCCCATGACTTTGCTGATGAGGTCGATACGCTCGCCGGTGACTTTGTTTTCGAGCTCGCAGGATTTCAGGTATTCGAGATTAGCTAGGCGGCGCGCGTGAACATCGCGGATCGCCATTTTGCTGGCGTAGGGGGAACGGTCTTTATTGACCTCACCGGCAGCAATGAGCAGCGCCTCGCGCCAGCGCATACGCTGCGCCTTGAGCTGGTTAACCCACCACTCATCCTTAATCAGACGTGAAATAGCGGAAAATGCCATGCGGATCGTCATCTGACCCTTACGGTATTTTTTCCAGTACATCGGTGTGAGATTGAAAGCGCGCGCAACACCGGCAACTTTCCCGTATAAATGCGCCTGCGCCTCATCAGTGAAAAGAGTCTCTCTGCCGCCGTGAGCGTGCGCCCATGCATCGCTTAATTCTTCGTATCTGCTCCAGAGTTGAGCGGCGATTCTGGCCGCAAATTTCCTGAGCTCTTTGTCGTTCATATCCGGCAGGCGTGCATATTCATCACGCGCAGATAAAAAACCTATCGAGGCGGATTCATTCATCCCGCACAGCTCATTAACACGCTCAAGACGCGGCAGCAGCTTGCGCTCAAACGTGTTTTTGAGGAAATACAGCCCACCCAAAGGGCTCTTTGTGCGGCGGATGAAGTTATAACGCGAGGTAAACAGCGTTTGCAGGAAAAACGGCAGACGGTCAATCCGGTTTAAAACACCTTGCACCTGACGGAGTTCGGCACGTGTAAGGGGTCTGTCGCGGCCAATGGCCTCGCGGGATTTGTTCCACGGATAAGCACCGACGAAATTCTCACCGGTGCTTTTTGGTAGTGGTGGGGGTGGCGAGGGGGCAACGCGCCCCCGGGTCTCAACGGCCATTAGCAGTGAATGCTTCGAGACATTTTTGACCTAACTGCTCGACCTGTTTCTCTAATTCAGAAAACTGACGAGCTTCGCCGGTTAAAATGTTGTGCAGCACTAAAGCGGAAACGAGCTTGCCAATTGTTGGATAAAAGCCAACAGTATCGAGCCACTCTTTACCGGCATTTTTTCCAGACTTAGCGATTTTCTTTTCCTGCAAAATAAACTGGAACTGGTCGCTGGTAATTACGAACTTATTATCGATAACAATATTAATACTCATACAGCCCCTTATTAACTTATCGCTGATTTAATATAGAGTTGTGAAGCTTTTCGGACTCCTGCCCCAACAGCTCAATGATTTCCGTGCGGTTCATTTCTGACTTGCAAATGTGAGCTATCAGAGAATCGAGCGCAGACGCAAAACGCGTCGCGGTGACTATCTGAGCCTCAAAGGTGGCCTGCGCTAACAACTCTTTCATATTGCTGCGAGGAACTGATATTTGTTTTTCCATTTACCCGGCTCCAGACAAAAAGATGTCCCACGCATTCAAGCGCGTAAAAATTTGCTTTATTTAATTAATGCAAATATTGCTCGGGCTTAACCGAGGTCAAAATAGTTGGGGCATACTCAAAGAGGCTGAATAACTCACGTAGAGCACGGAATAATTTTTCACGCCAATAACATGATTCTTCATTAACTCGCCAGTAAGGCTGATTAAATTCCTTTTCAGTTAATCCTGCGTGAAGGAATAAAGTTCGGCGCTGGCTTACTGTCAGATAACTTATATACGCCGATTCACTGGCACCGACCTGACGCCGTTTAGAAAACGCACCGCGCAGCTCGTCAATCGCGCAGGCCAGACGCTCACGGTCTACATCGTTCATTTCTTCAAAGCGCATGGTCGCGTGACGCTGTTTAAGCTGAGCGTGAAAACAGACCGTCAGGCGGTCGCGTTCCATCATCTGATTGTAAAAATCGCAGGAGTCCTGCCAGCGAGGTTCTGCAAGATGTTTGCCGATGACAACGCGCAGTGCAGCAGGTTGTTTTTGTACCAAATCAAGAGTCATCACAGCCATTTTGACACCTCTCTGATTTTCATAATGCGCTTAACAACAGCGGCCAAAATGCCAGGCTTACGGGTACGGATAATGATGCCTTTACGTCCCCTGCCGTGGGTGATGGTGAAGTTAATCGGGGTCGGGCTCTCGTTACGGAGTAACTGAGCTATGCAGCGTGGCTCATTCATAGTCATAGCCCCATCCACAACAACCATGCATCACGTTGTTCTGCCGGGCGGTTATAAAACGCCTCACGCACACCGCGATTGAACTCAGGAATGAAAACAAGCTTGTCACCGGCACGCGCTTTCGGTTTTGCCGGGTCGCGAAACTCAATGACCGGCAGTTTGTTTTTTTCAATCATCGCTACTACTGCGGTGCGAGGTTTTCCCAGCAATTCCGCGAACTTATCAGGGTGAACCGCGTCAAGCGGATACTGAATAACGTAGTCGTTTGCTTCCATAACACACTCCATTCTTATGTGGTTGCATGCTAACCTTGCAAGATCCAGCCCCTTTAAAACGGCTCAGGATGACTCCTGACGGGGTTGGCTTGCCCGATAAGTCACAAATTCGTGACCTTACTGGCGGTGAATATAGTCACTAATTTAGGAACATGTCAAATGAATCTTGCAGAGAAACTACGTGCGATACGGAAAGCTGAGGGACTAACACAAATGAAATTCAGTGAAATTAGCGGCATAGCGCAAGGAACAATCAAGAACTATGAAAGCGGTCAAAGTGATCCCGGCTTACAGATCGTCTTAAGGATTACGAACTCGCCGCGTTTTGAGAAATATGCTCTTTGGCTTATGACAGATAAAACCGCCCCGCAAGCTGGTCAGATCGCACCGGCTTTCGCGCACA